AGATCGCCTTTAGCATCGACGATACTATTTTGGATCGCGTTAGCATCATCCGTAGTAACCCAAGTAAAGTCCATATCTGTACCGGAGGTTTTACTAAGTACCTGCCCGGTAGTGCCGCCCTTAAGATCGACTAACGAACCATCGATAGAGTCTCCAAGTGCCTCAATAGCCGTAGCTCCATCTTTGACTAAGTCAGTCGATGTAGGTACAGGCCAGTTAAAATTAGGGGTAACTGTTGCCATTATGTCAAACCTCCAAATGCGTTTTCCCACTCAAGTGTAGCGTTTACACCTGTCCAAATCAGGCTAGGCGGGCTTACTGTGTCCCATTGTGGCGCGACCAATGAGAAATCTGTAGGGCTTAAGGTAAGCGTTATGTCTACGAATTGAGGCGTAGCTCTAATAGCAAAGCCCTCTAAAAAGCCGTTAAAAGATCCGTTAAACATATTGATAGGTAAATCGCTAATAACGATAGGCTCACCAAAAAATACATTTATCAGCTTGTTTCGCTCAGCATCCGGTAAGTCTGAGTTATCTAGTCTGAAAGTAATGGCCTGCAGCTGCTCTCGTGGGATAGCCCGGAGCCCTAGCTCGCGATCCATTACATCGTTTACATCGCTTAAGTTATGCAGGTTAGAGCTTACGCTGCGCTGATAGCGGCCATAGTTAGCGATCGAGTCAGCATCTAAAGCAGTTGCCTGATTATTGTAATTATTACCATAGTTAAATACGAGCGAGTTACGGATCTTGCCTATCTGTAAAATTGACTTAACGCTTGACGGGATAGCGTAATTAGCCGAAATAGTCGTATAGCCGTTAGCCGATAAGTAAGCCGTACGATGATCGGCATCGGCGTAACAGACTCGCCCAGCCTTGTCCTCATACATATTACCGAGCGCGCTTTGTGCGATCTGCGCGCATAGGTTATAGCTACTAAACGGATCAGCTGAGCGAGAAATCATCTCGTAGAGGCCCGGCTGGTCGATCTCGCCAAGGCCCACGTTTTCAGCGTTAGCCCACGTAGTCGTAGGGTCGTAGTCCTGCCATTGTAAAGCCGGTGCTACCTCAAACCAGCTATTAATAAGTAGCTCGTTAAGGATGTCGAAAATCTGATTGCCATCCTCAGTTTTAGGCAAAGCATCCGGGAACAGGGCTTTAGTCAATTTAGCCAAGGATCCTACGGCTAAAATATTACCGATTGTTATAAAACCTACTTCCTCAGGCGAGCGTACCGAAATACCAAAATCGGATACCGTACCGCCAAAAACAGGCACGTACGTACCCGAGCTATTCTTTAGCTCTAGGGTAAGGCTATCGGTAACGTCAATATCAAAGGCCGAGTTATTTATATTTACGATCTCCATACGAGCGTAGCCTGCGTTGCATTGTAGGTCTACGTCATCGCGACCAGTTGCCATATTTACGCTTAGCACGTTTGTATACTCAGTCGTGCCTACGATTATTTTCCACTCTGGGAGCCAAGTACTCACGCTATCGTATAGTCTCCGGAGCCTCTATTAACTGAGGTTCCCCTATAAGTTGATTGATTAAGTACGTCCTCAACAGCTCGAGCGATAGCCTCAGGATCGCCTAAGCCTGCCTCGATCTTAATATTATATGTAGCAGGGTATCCGCCGCCGTAATTCATCGTAGGGCTATATCCGCCTAAATCGCCTTTCTGATCCTCGGTTAAAGTAGGGAACAGGTCAAAGATAGTTACATCTTTTTTTAGTCCTTTAGTAGCTTCGGCCATTTTCTCAACAGTATCTATAACCGTACTCTTAGGAATAAGTGACCCTACGCCGCTCGAGGTAAGCCCTCCGGTGTTACCGCCTGTACCTATCTTACCTAACAAAGCTATGTAATCTTGCAAAGCCTTTAGACGTGCCTCATCGGCCGCCTTTTGTGCCTTGGCTACCCGGTCGATCATCGATAACTCGGCAGACTCACGTAATAAAGTTGCAGTATTTGCAGCGCTCGTAGTCTTACTTAAAGAGGCAAGGCGCGCTATCTCGGTTAGTTGGATCTGTACGCGCTCGCTGTAACTCTCTTTAGCTGCTAACTGGCCAGCGGCAGTAATGGCGGCGTTATATTTCTTAAACGCTTCCTCCCGGGCTATCTCTTTATCAGCTTCGGCCATTTTAGATTTATTAATAGCTGTAAGTTCATTAAGTAACTGAGTGTTAATCGCTAAGAGCGAGGCATCGCTGATTTCTTTGATGCCTGCTAGTTTGGCTAAATCTGCATTCTTTTGCAGCGCGGCTAATTCGCCTATTTTCTTTAACGCTAATTCGCCGTTATCTTCCTCGATGGCCATAAGGGCCTCAAGGCGCAGGCGTGTCTCTTTGTCGTATGTAGCCTTAAGAGCGGCAGCTAGAGATACGCGCGTAGTGTCAAAAACAGCCGCAGCTTTAGACAGAGATAACTTATTCTTTTCTGCTATCGCCGATTTTTTTTGTAGCGCTAATAACTCTTTAGCTCGCTTAGCAGCATCGGCTTCGGCCTTGGCTCGTGCCTTGGCATCGGCTTTTTGTGTATCTTGATTGCCAGCCGATAGCGAGCGATTACCAAACCCTCCGGCGATCTGTCCACTTTGTAAAGCGAAATATTGTTGCAGGTATTCGCCTGCCTTAAGGCCGATAGTTACATCAATAAGGCCAGCGATAGCGCTGCTAAGTTTATCGATCTTTTTAGTCGTGTCGTCGATCGTCTCGCCGCCTGATAGCGCTGTGATAGCGCCAAGTAAAGATTTACCGATCTTTTCGCTAGCGTTCTCGGAGGCTATGGCGAGTTTATTCATAGAGCCGACATAGCTATCGGCGGCTACCTTGGCTTGGCCTGCGAATAATACCTGTAGGCGCTTTTGTACTTCCTCAAAGTTTGTAGAGGCTAGTTCGGCTTGAGTAAGGCCTAGGTTAAGAGAGCGTAAGCCCTTAAAATTGCCTACGTATGCTTGGCTTAATATTTCGCTAGTTTTGGCTAAATCGGTTCCCGTGCCTGCCGATACATCCATAGCAAGGTTGAGTAATTCTTGGCTCTTAGTTACTGAGCCTGTTACCTGTAGTAACTTAAGCATCGACGGCTGTAGCAAGTTTCTATTTACGCCCGTAGCCGCTTCGATCTTATCGATGTATCGATCGATTTCCGGAGTAGCAAAAGCCAAGCCGAGGTTACGTACAGCTGTAGTTAATTGTGCTACTTCTAGTTGCTGATCTGCAAAAGCCTTAACGGCGTTTTTACCATACTGCGCTAGAGCGGCAGCTGAAAAGGTAAGCCCAAAAGCCTTGCCTAAATTCTTTACGTTTTTCTCAAAGCCACTTATTTGTTTTTGGCCTTTTGCTAACGCCTTACCGTCAAAGGTAGTAACGGCATTAACGAATAAATCGGGTAACTTGGCCATTATGCCGCCTTCGCGTAACGGCCCTGATTAAAGCCAGCGATAGTTTTTTCGATAGCTCTTACTACGGCAGCTTGAGCTTTACCTTGATCCTCCGACCAAGCTCTAAAAATCATACGGCCACGGCTTGCGCCATCACCATACAAAGGCCCCATACGGTTAATAAAGTTAGCGCCTGCGCCTGGGTTATTAGATCGGCTTTTAGGATCTCCGCCCGGGTTTTTACGTCCGGCAGTCTCATAAATAGCGCCGCTTGCTGAGGCATTAGCCACGATATACATCGACGACCAGCCGTTACGGTTGCGCTTGCTAGGCGAGGCTGAGTAGTACACGCCTTTACTAGCTAGAGCTGCATCGTATAGTGGAAACATACGTACTCGGCCTTCGGTGTTAAGGGTTCTAAAGGCCGAGTTACGAGCTGTAATCTTTCGGCCCTTAGTCCCCTCATTCCAGTTATACAGGTTGCCCGGTACTGGAGACGGCGCATAGCCCCGAGCCTTGTCCCGGATGGGGATCATTACGCCTTTAATCTCTTTGTTCATCTCTTTTAATAGTTCAGGATCTATTTTACGCATAGCCTTTAGAGTCTCTTTAACGCCGTCTAGTGTTACGGACATTTTTAACCTCCTCGGCTTGCTCGTTTAATACCTTTACTAACATCTTAAACATCTCTGTATCGAGATCGAGTATCGCCTGAGGCGCGACCTGTAACCGTATAGATAGCTGTGCTACTAAGTAGGTTAAAGAGCCGCGCCCTAGGCTAAAGGTTCGTCGTCTAGTACCTCAACCCTAGCCAAGGTATCTAAAAACTCTGCCCCAAACATCGGTACAGTTACTCCGGATGCCTTGAGGCACTCCCAAGCTAACCAATACACGTCGCTTTGCTTCTCGTCATCTCTAAAGGCTTTGTGAAAACCTTTTTTTGCGTAGATCTCAAAGGCGTACTCAATACGCGGCGTGATTTGATGTTCGCTAACCTCGCCTGTAGCCCTTGTTATTTTGAGTCGTGCCATTTGTTTAGCCCCTTTTCTTTGTTATCAGCTAGTAGTAATTACGATTGGTGAGTTACAAGTAAATGTAATGCTCTGTGTGCCGATATCTCCAACAGCGCCGTTAATATCTGTAGTGTTATTTACTAAAATAGTTGTGCTGTATAGAGGGTTAGTAGCTGAGACGATTGCGCTTGTCTGCTTTAGCGTGATAGGTACAGTTGTACCCCAAGCCGCCTGCAAAGTAGCGTTTACGTTAGCTGCTGCTGTATCGCTCAAAAAGTCTAGTGAGATCGTAGAAGTCTCCAAACCTTTTGTAAATTTTCTGCTGGAGTCCCCCATAGCTGTCACTTCGAGTTCCTCAAAAACGCGGTTAATTGTCGCGCTCGTTACGTGATCACTCAGAGCTATAGAGTTCAGAGTTACGACCACGCCATTAGATAGAAATACGGCCATCGCCTATTCCTCGCTTTTCTCTGTAGTAGGTGTTTGTGTTTTTGTTTCTTTTTTTGGTGCTTCGGTTATCTGCCCTATCTTAATTAGAAAGGCAATATCCTCATCTGTATATGGCATTTTAGCTCCAGCTCGTTAGTATGCTTATGTCAATAGATGCTGTTAGCAACGTACCGCTCTGTACGTCTAAAGTACTCGGCGCGCTAACAGCTCCAATATTCATTACGATCGATGAGGCTGCAAGTTTGTTAAA